GCAGATCCATTATTTTTTCTTGACTATTATGCATCATCAAAATTAGATGAAGAAAGTTTTTATCAAATAATTGATGGCATACACATGGGATGTGAAGAGTCAGGCATGCAATTATTAGGTGGCGAAACTGCTGAACTCAAAGGAATAATTGAACAAGGTACGTTTGACATTTGTGGTTTTGGAGTAGGAGAGATTATAAATGAACTTCCTTATAATGTAAATAAAGGTGATGTTGTAATAGGATTATTTTCTCATGGATTACATTCCAACGGATTCTCACTAATAAATACAGCGGATTTAGATCAGTACGATGAGCAATTTATTAATACTCTGATTAAACTATCATGTGTTTTTCTATCATACTTTTTGAATACATCTTCAACAGTATAACAAATCATATCTTTCTTCTTATTGAATACACTCTTAGTTCCCACAAAAAACTTACCATTCTCAGGGTGAGTCCCAAATACAACTGCTGGCGCACCATCAACCTTAAGTGATAGGTGTGCTGTTTCATATAGTGCATCAAATACTTTTACATTACCCTCTAATATCATATCCTCTGGGTGTTCAAGATGTAAGTTCTTCATAATTTAATCAATCTCACTACTAACGCAATTTAGAGGTAACTAACATTTATTGGTACTCTTTCTTGGATTAAGTTACCATAATCCTCATGTAATTCACACCCAATATAATACCTATCTAACATTTTTGCAACCATAGCAGTTGTTCCTGATCCCATAAAAGGATCAAGAATTATATCTCCAACTTCACTACCTGCCTTGATACAAGGTTCAATTAACTCTGGTGGAAATGTTGCAAAATGTGCACCTTTGTATGGTTTCTTAGTTACTGACCAAACAGATCGTTTATTCTTTTTTGTATAACTTTTTGTAAGACCTGAATGTGGTTGTAATCCTGTTCCTTCATTGTGGTATTTTCCATTGGTTCTGTCTCTTGTTCCCCAATCTTGTTTAACTGGTTCTTTGATTGCTTCATTGTTATAATAGTAGTTTTTATTCTTACTTAATAAAAAAATATATTCATGTGCTTTTGTACATCTATCTTTCACACTTTCTGGCATTGGGTTAGGTTTATGCCATATAATATCTTGTCTCAAATACCAACCATCTTTTCTTAATGCGAATGCTAATAACCACGGAATACCAATCAAATCCTTACTCTTGTATCCCTCTAATTTATTTCCCCTAACAGGTGTTTTAGTAGGTAAATCTTGTCTAGTTTTACTTACTGACTGTTTAGGATAATTTCCATCACTTCTATAGTTATAATAACTATCTCCTATATTTAACCATAATGTACCATCATCAGTAAGATTATCTCTTACTAATCTGAATACTTTAACCATTTCCTCTACATATTCTTCTGGTGTCTGTTCTTGTCCTATCTGATTATTTTCTCCACCATAATCTCTCAAACCATAATATGGTGGGGAAGTAACACACATTCTTGCTTTCTCATCAAATTGTTTGAGTGTTTCTCTACAATCTCCAAAAAGAATAGTATCTTTCATAATAAATTATTTGTGAAATGAATTAATTTTGTCTCACACTATTGATAAACAACTGTTTACCAACTGGGTATCTTGCTCTGATAAAATCTTGAATGTATCTTCTATCAGCAGTATCTACAGTTTCAGTAATGTAGTGTGACCTATTTTGGTGGTCAGTATATCTGGCATTAACAATGTATTGAGTCATAGTTGTTAAAATCCACCATTGAATCTACTATCATTTTAGCACTTTTATTGTGTTCTATCAACTTATTCAACCATATTCTTTCATTAAGTGTAACCTTACCATCAGTAGAGATCATTCTACAACAAATGTCAATTATTCTATTTCTGTAGTTTTGACTTAACATTAATATTTCATAATTGCCAACATTATTGTTGGAGCTATGGAATAAAAATAATCTGCCCACTCACAATTACCTTTGCCAAGATACTTATCATAATATAATTCTTTAATTGCAGGAATAATAAGAGCAATAATCATTCCAACTATTCCACAATAAAGTATAAGAATAAAAGAGAGAATAGATCCCCAGAAAAAGTGCAATAATTTATCTTTTTGAATGTTTGAAAGTTTTTTTAACATTAGGTACTCATTCTTTGATGTACTCTGCCCATAATCTTTTGCTTTGCTTTCTTATCAGGGTCTTGTCCTGTTTCTTTTTTATAACTTGCTATTCCCTGATCTTTCATTATATTTCTTAATTTAGTTTCACCTTTTCTCACCACCTTCATTCTCTCTGCTCTAGTCATACCAGATGCCTTTGCAGGTTTATAATTTGGATCTACTTTTGCTTTTGCTTTCTTTGCCAATAACTCATCAGCAGTCTTTGTTTTAACAACTGTTTTTGCTTCTCTTCTTTCTCTTGCTGCCTTTCTTTGTGCTTCTCTGGGATCTAATCTTGCACTACCTCTTTCTTGTGTTGGTTGTTGTTCTCTACCTGCTGGTGATCTCTTTACATTACTCTGTCCTATATCTTTTCTATCCTTATATGTCTTTGCAGGTGCCATCTTACCACCACCTACTGCTTTCATTCTCCTCTTCTCTGCATCAGTTTGCTTTCTCTTTGGTGCTATTCTTCCACCCTCTCCAGTTTTCTTTATTTGTGAACGCCCCATTACATCCTTATCATAAACTGCCTCACATAGAGACATAAATTCTAAGAATGACTTTTTCATTGGAAGTTTAATTTCTTTCATTTATTATTTATTTCTACCAAACATCAGGCAAGTTCAAATCCTCTACATATACTTTTAACTTTTCATTAGGATGAACATCTAATGTTTTTGACCAGTTAATGTTAAAGGGATTAAAATCCTCTTGAACATCTAACTCTAAAGTAACTCTGTACTTAGATTTGAGTTGGTCTTGAGCGTAACTAATTGGCATGAGAAAACCCCTGAGAGATTACCTTTTACTAGTATAAAGAAAATAATCCAAATTGTCAAGAGATCCAATCAATAAAGTGACCATTGTAACATAATCATAACACTATATATGGTATCTCTGTACTACACTTGTAATAATTTATTTCTCAGGTCTAAAATTTTCTAAATGAAATACATTTGAATTAATTTGTTCTATGTTTTTATACTCTGGGTGTTCCTGTGCAAAGGAATAATTTGTGTCCTCAATTAATTTATTTGTCAGTTTGCATAAAGCATCTAAGGTATCAGCATTAAACTCATCTAGCATTGTTCCCTCTCCAAATACTCTCTCCTTTACATAATCCAATGCTGCAAGATATGAATCTGTATTCTCCTCAAAATTCTTTAGATACTTGACACTATCATCAGGGGAAAAGAAATCTGGTATTGGCATGAAACTGAATAATTTATTCTTTATTTTAGAATAAATTTTACTGAACGTCAAGTGGTCTATGTTGTTGTGATTTATATGCACCATAACTTAATTCATCAGGGTCAGAGTCATCTTGTTTACTAACTCTTCTCCTAATAAATTCTAACTCATGCCAGTTAGTCTCAAAACAACATAAACATACATGAATTCTTTTATGTAAAAATGTAGACACATTGCATTGTGGTCTAGGTTTAGTTGCAATCTCTATTGAGATATATCGTGCAGGTGTTATCCATCCCTTTTTAGGTTTAGATTGATCTGCTTTGAAATATACCCAACCCTCATGTATCATGCCAAGTTCTGTTGTCCAACGAACATAGTCATTTACTTGAGGATCATACATTTCTTTGTTGCATCAGTTGTATTAAGTTTTTTAAATTTGTTATTTCTTTGTTCTTTTGGTTTACCTTCTCTTCTAATTCTCTTACATGTCTTTGTAGAGATGGAACCAAACTTGCATTATTGGTCATAACTCTTTAAGTTAAGAATGAGGAGACAACTTTTGATTCTGCATTGCCTTCCACCTTATATTTATCTGATTTTGATATGTTACCCCTTAATTTTCCATAATATTCTAAGAAATTGTCTTGATCTTCTGCAACAATCAAGTCAAAACACTCCTCTTCAGTACCTGCAACTACATTCCAGATTCCACCATATTCAGACTGAGGAAATGGTACAAAATGATCAACAATGTACAAGAATTTCATTTTCTCCAATAATTTTTTTCTAATATTATAGTGACAGTATAGAGTATCAGATCTCTTTTGTCAATTCAAAGTGTGAAAATAATATTCTACTCCAATGCTTGTGTTTCTCATCTAGGTCTGAAATTTTATCTCCTAGATTTAATTGCTTCTCTAATAATTGCACCTTAGTAAGTGTTAATTCTTCAGAATAAAACTTAATTGGTTGTTTTCCATGTAAATTGTCTCCACTCATAAATGATCCTCCTTTGCTAAGTTTACTAGTAAACTATCTCTATATCTTGATATTATAACATTATCTATGAAAAATTGACTATTCTTAACATTGTCTTTAGAGTTTCTCAATATAAATTAATCAAAAATACCATCTAATGAGTCTAAATCACTACCATGTCTGACTCTTTTGTTAGATAATTGCTCTTCAACTCCCTCTCCAACCTTTCCTAACTGATTATCTAGTTCCTTTTCTTCATTTAATGCTTTGACTATCTCATCATAATTCATTTGATGACCTCCCAGTTCTTATCAAACTCCTTATTTAATTTAAAAGAATACTTATCTGTGATAGAGGAAAGGTAATAGGTATGTACATCCTCTTTAGTTACTCTACATGAGTGCAATCTGTTCATATAACAATCAAACTTCTCCTCTGCATCTGTGGATTTAGGTTTCACATAAATGAATTTCTGTTTAGTCAGTGCCATAGTAATTTAAAGTAAAGCGAGATACACCTTGATTAAACTAGACAAAGCTAGTTAGGCTTTTCAAGATTTTAAGATGCCTGTATGTTAAGACAGGATAATTTATTAAAGAGAACTTTTTCCATAGTTGCTGCTTCCTCTTCACATTGAGGTAATCCTTTGACATGTTGATATACATGCCATAATTCATGAACTAAGGTTGTAAGATAAGTCTTGTAGTCAAGTTTGTTATGTATTTC